ATGATGTCAGCATTTGACTGCTATAAAGAATATCTTGCACTAAAAAATCATTTCACTAAACCATCATATGATTATTTTAAATACAATGGTAGGAGTATAATAACGTGCAAGATCCAAAAAGGTACGATTTTATTAAAGATCTTCATAAAAATCCAGAAGCTAGCTATATGTTTTCTTTTGGAAATCCAACAGTTATGTATGATAAAGTTCCTCAAAAATTGATGGATATTATTATTAATCAAATTAATAAAATTAAAGAAGATGACAAAAATGTTGAAAAGTTCAACGGCAAATTAGCAGGTCATATAAAAAAAGAATATAGTTTAGAACCAGTAATTCCATCAATTAATAATTACATTATGATGCTGGCAAAAAATTATTTGCAAGCAAATGATATTACAGATTTAACGGATATTCTCACTGGTGATCTTCCTTTAGTATTAAGTAATATATGGGTTAATTTTCAAAACAAATATGAGTTTAATCCCATTCACGATCATAGTGGCGTGTTATCTTTTGTTATTTGGGTAAAAATTCCTTATGACCTTCAAGATGAGTTTGGAGTATTTCCTAATATAAAGAAAAAAGATAATTCTACCTCTACATTTAATTTTGTTTTTACGGATATTTTAGGTAGAATAAGAAGTGAAAACTTACCTATCGATAAATCATTTGAAGGTATTATATGTTTATTCCCTTCTAAATTAAACCATTTAGTTCATCCTTTCTTTACTTCAGATGAAGAAAGAATTTCTGTTTCTGGAAATTTAAAACTCAGTATCGGAAACAACAATGATGTCAGCATTTGACTGCTATAAAGAATATCTTGCACTAAAAAATCATTTCACTAAACCATCATATGATTATTTTAAATACAATGGTAAAAGCAAACTATCATATGATAAGTTTGATACTCGTTCAGATAAATTATTTTTCCAAAAAATAGCTAAACATCCAGATCCTAAAAACTTTCTTATTGCCAATCTAATCAAAAACGAAAAAGCATGGATTAGAGATATTGCTTATAGCGAAGAAGCAAATAAAGTTTATCAGGAATGGTCTAAACGTATTCAGTCTTTAACTTATGTTGTAAAAAATGATTTGGGTCATCTTCTTACTGATTTTAATAGTAACTTTATTGCCACCACTGGCTCGCATCCTCATATTATTAAGTTGTATCTTAGTAATACTATATGCCTCGAAACTCTTATTGTTCTTTCTGATCTTGTCAATTGTTTAAGTTATTGGGATAAAAATATGGAGTACGATCCATTGTGGGAACAGCTTTCGAATAAGATAAAGAAATACAAGCCATTTATTAACTATGATAAAGCAAAGATGTCTAAAACAGTTCTTGATTATTACGAGAACTGATATGGCACGCAAACCTGGACAACCTAAAAAAACTACACGTGTTTATAATGGCAAAAATGGATTTACTTCAACATTTACAAAAGCTACAGACGGTAAGTGGAGAAGAACTGGTGGCACATCAAAACCACCAAAGAAGAAATAACTTGACAAATATAGTAAGTCAAGCTATACTAAATAATGTTGAGCGTTACACTGCTCAACATAAGATCAATACTATTAATATTAACAATACGGAGAATACATATGAACTTTAATGAACTCAAGAAGAACTCAGGTCGTGCAGCACTCGATAAGCTCAATGCTGAATTGACAAAGCTCTCAACTAACCAAGGTAGCGATAAGAAGAACGACGATCGCTTTTGGTATCCTAACGTGGATAAGGCTGGCAATGGCTATGCTGTTATCCGTTTCCTCCCAGCACCGACTGGTGAAGATGTTCCTTTCATTCGCATGTTTGAACACGGTTTCAAAGGTCCAACTGGCTCTTGGTATATCGAGAACTCATTGACTACTATCGGTAAGGTAGATCCTGTCGGTGAATTAAATACACAACTTTGGAACTCTGGTCTTGAATCAGATAAGGAAGTTGCTCGTACTCAAAAGCGTAAACTGAACTTTATCTCTAATGTCTACGTTGTTACGGATCAACAAAATCCTGAAAACGAAGGTAAGGTATTCTTGTTCCGTTATGGCAAGAAGATCTGGGATAAGCTCAATGATCTTATGAACCCACAGTTTCCAGGAGAAAAGCCAACCAACCCATTCGATCTTTGGGAAGGTGCTAATCTTAAGTTGAAGATTCGTAACGTCGATGGTTATCGCAACTATGACCGTTCTGAGTTTTCGGCATCTGGTCCATTGTTCGATGATGATTCGGAAATGGAAGCAGTTTGGAAGAAAGAGCATTCGCTTCAAGACTTCCTTGCACCTTCTAATTTCAAGTCTTATGATGAACTGAAGGCGAAGCTAAACAAGGTTCTTGGTCTTGATAATTCTACACTCGGTAAGACTCCAGCCGCTGCACGTGCTACTGCTGTTTCTGTCGATGAGGATGATGCACCTTGGAACGAGACTCCTGCTCCTACAATCAAGTCAAAGCCAGCACCAGTTATGGCTGCTGACGATGACGATGATGATAGTTTGGAGTTCTTTAATAAGTTAGCTGCTCGTGCTTGATTAAGCAGCTTGTGACATTAGAAGATCTCTAACGTCATGTTCGTGAGCACCGACTGGTCCATTAACTTTGCTAGCATCAGCAACTTTTTGATTGGATCCTTGTCCCCCAACTGGCGGAGGTGTCGAGCCTCCGCCACCATTATTGTTTAATGCAGCCCCGAAGCTATTTTTATTACCACCATTTTCAACTGCAGCCGAAGATTGATTCATAACCGAACCACTTTTTTGTGGAGCGGTCGCATTCGTTGCATCTTTGCTAGTAAACATCTTTTTAAATTGATCAACAAAACCAAGTCTTTTAGTTGCTTCAGATGGATCTTTTGGTCTTTCCCATTTAGAAGTAAACCAAGCAGATGCTTCTTCTGGTGTTTTGAAATTCATACCTAAGAACATTTTTGAATCTTGTTCGGAAAGAGCATAATCAATTTGACCTTTCCAATTATGCTGCCAATCTGGTCCAGCAGCAGAAACCATGTTTTTAAATCTTCCAGCATGATGTTGAAATAAACCGCCAGATGTTCCATTATCGCCAACAGCACCAGCGTTGAAATTAGATTCAGCTTGGATATTTGCTAACATACCGATAGCATGATTATCATCAAGTCCTTTAGATTTTAAATATTCGTATACTTCTTTACTCATAACTTTATTAACGGAAGATTTGTATTGTCCGATTGGAATCATTCCACCATTATCTGTTTTAAATGGTGTTTCTTTTCTTACTGAAGTACCAGCACCAACACCTCCAGTAATATTGGTGCCACCAGTTGCATCAGTAGCGCCAACTCCACGATTACGGAAATCATCATTGCGAATTGTTCCAGTATATTTGTTATATGCTGCTGGAGTATTATCTTTAGTTTGTAGATCGGGCGGTAAATCCATTCCAGCAGCTGCATAAACACCAGCCATATCTTCTTTTTTCTGATTGTTATAATCATTAATAGATCCACGTCCGCCACCTTCTCTATCTATTCTTTGGGCGTCGTAAAAACCTTGATCCATCTTTTTCCAGTTTGGAAAATTACTATTAAGGTCAGTAGTAAGAAAAATTTTAATTTCTTCTAATATAGTTGATAGAAATTCTCTTATTTGTTCTTCAGAATAAATGCCGTATAAATCGAAAAGATCTAATCCTTCTCCATTAGGACCTAATGGAGGATCCATTTTTGCTGTGGCGGATTTAACTACATCTCTTATAATCAAATTAATATCAATAGCAACACTAGCAGCCGTACCAATTCCAGGAATCATTGCTGTTGCGCCACTAGCTATTTCTGCTGCAGCTCCACGAGTATCTCCCTCAGCCCATCTCATAAATGCGAAAACACCTGCAGCAGCAAGACCAATAATTGGTATTTTTTTAACAAACATTTTCCAGCCTCTTTTAATAAAAGATTCTTTAACTGCTTCTTTTATGACAGTTCTTGCAGGAAAAATAAATTTAACTACTTTTCCAACACTTTCGACAGCACTAGCTGCACCTTTACCTACTTTTCTTAAAAGATTAGTTTTTTCAGTTACTGCTGCTACTTCTTCTGCGGTCTTAGCAGCTCCTTGAAATTCTTTTGATAATTGTTCAGCTACATCTTTTGGTGCGATTCTACCAGCTTTACCAGACTCAGTAACTTCTGCCCATTGATTACCTAACCAACGATAAGTTTTATTTCCGATAGTTTTTTCAGTGTTAATCGCGATTTTTGCTGAATCTTTTGCTACAGTTTCGCCAGCTTTTAATAATTCTTCGGCAGTTTTTTCACCAGCTTTTAATCCAGCTTTTTCTGTTACTTTAGCAGCATCTTGTGCAGCTTTAGATGCTGTTTTTCCGACATCTTCAACAATTGTTTCGCCAGCTTTAAGTCCAACCTTTTCACCCGATTTCGTTAATTTACTAATTAGCGATTTTAAACCAATATATTCTAATGCTGTTCCTATGCCATTTAAAATAGCACTTCCTATTCCATTATTATTTTGTTTTAATTGAGTTGATAAATTTCTAAAAGAATCATTTTGTGATTTTAATACATTATAAATGTCTGTCAACAACATATTTGATGTAATAATTTGCCCAGTAAGATTACCGACACTAGAATTAAGAGTATCGATTTCTTCTTTGTCTTGTGTAATTAATCTTTCAAGTTTTTCTTGATTATTGTTTTCTTTTATGACATTAGATAAAGTTTTTGATAATCCAGAAACTACAGCATCGCTGATAGCTTGTGCCAACATTTTATTTGACTGTTTAGTTGCTGGGGAATTAGCGATTGCATTCGCGATACCTGCATCTTTCAACTCAGCAAGTTTTTCTTGAAGATGTGATGCGCCACCACCTTGTTCTTCAATTTTTTTAAGCATCTGTTGAAATGCTTTTTCGCTGAGTTCGATTGTACCTGCCATTAGTTGCTACCTACTTTTGCTAATTTTTCTT